TACCAGTCTCATGGTCTTCAGGCATAGTAGGCCAAGAAGACCCTAAGATCCTTTTAATATCTTCTTTAGTGTAACCAGACATTACTTATCTTTCCAACCTCCTGCTTTTAACCAGTTGTTATAGTGTGGGTTATCCCAACTGTCACTGATCTCATAGGAAGGAATTACAACCTCTTGAATATATCTTCTATTCTCTTCAACAAGTTTTACTTTGGAATCTATTTGAGCACCCCACCAAACTGCTGCACCTACTTGT